AATAATACGATCATAGACCTCATTTATTGCTTCAAGCTGTTCCTTTACTCCTTCATAATAAGCGGTACCGTCCGGCCCCCCAAAGAAACTGGATATAGTTTTAGTTATACCGGCAAGAATCCCCGTAGTTGATGAAATTATACTGAATGGCTTTGTTAAATCAATGCTTTCAAGTCCGCTCATGATTTGCCCTAATCCGGAAAGAGCACCGGAAATAGATTCGGGGACCTCAACACCTAGATTTGTAAGCATATCAACTAAGTTATTACCGGCGTTTACCAACTGTTGCCCTTGTTGTCCTATACTATTAACCGCTTTTGTCAATTTGCCTTGCGATTCAAGACGCCCTTTCTGCGCATCTGACAGATTTCTCTCTGCCTGCTCTTGCGTTAGTAGTTTAGTTACTACCTTTCCGGTTTTATCAGTATATTGTCCGATAATAACTTCTCCACCCTCTTGTACAGTATTCAAATCCTCTTGCGCCTTTATTACGGCTTCAGTAGCGCTTTTATAGCCTTCAATGCCTTGCTTAAGTTCTCCGAAAGGATTTCTTTCTACAATCTTCAAATCAATATTACTAAATGCTTCTTGGAGGGCTTTTAAATCAGTTGGTTTTAAATCTTTTGCCGACTTATCAATAATCTCTTTCAGCTTATCACGCATTTTGGTGAGAGTTTCAGTAGACTGTGTATCCAAGTCCCCGAAGATATCGGCAAAATTGATAGACTTCTTTAGTTCATCAAAGGTTACTTCTTTCAGTTTACTATCCCGCTCTTTTTTTAGGGACTCTTTTTCACCTTTGGTTGTAGCTTCTACTATCTTTTGGTTGTATTCTGCATTTATAGCCACTTTCTTCTGTTGGAAATTGCCATATTCAACAAGATATTCATTCCAGGCCTTCGCCTCCTCCTTATAGGGGGCAATAGATTGTTTTATCAATTCGTTTGATATTAACTCGTTGAACTTAGATGTATCAACCTTTACCGTAGAAGGATCAAATGTCTTTTTCTTGTAATCCTTGCTTTTCTTGGCATTTAATTCCTCTTGGACATCAAACAACTTCTTCTGATATTCGATTTCCGTCCGGATATAATCTTCTCTTTGGCGTTCTAAGTCCTGTATTTCCTTCTTGTTATCCAATTCACGCTGTGCACGGATTTTAGCTTCTCCTTCTGTCATGGTATCAATACGGGACTGTATAGCCTGATTTTCCAAATCCTCTTCTTTACGTCTTCTTTCAAGAGCCTGCTTATCCAAAAGATCGGCTATTTTCTTTTGCTGGTCTAAAATGGAGTTGTAATTTTTGTCCGGATCTTCATACTTTCCACCCAAACCAGCAACTGTTACTAACTTCTCAAGAGCTTTAGACGATTTTTGATAAGAATCTTGTAGATTTTCTTGTTTTGCAATTTCTTTATCAGTTTCTTTTATTCGGTCCTTAATTCCCTCAATTTCTTTAGCTAATCCGGCATAACTTTCCGGTCTGGCTCTCATTTGGGAGAGTTGTTGGACTGTGGCTTCTTTTGCTGCTAATTCTTGTTCTAATCTCTGTTTTGTGATATATGAGATATTTTTAGATACTCCAGCTTGAAATGATTTATACCAATTCCTTGCGATTTGATCGGCTGCTGCTGTTGCTTTGGCATTTGCTATAATTTGGTTTGTCTGTTCTTTTATCGATTTGGAAACTTCACCGTTTTTTATAGATTCATCTGATAGATTTTTCAAATGCTCTGGATAAGATCTTTTCAGCTCTTTTACTGCATTATTTCTTTCTTTTGTAGATTTAGTTACATCTGTTGCAATCTTATATAAACTGTTAAGTTTAGTAATTTCTTTTGAACTTTGTTCTATTCCTGTAGATGTTACATTATATAAATCTCGTTGAGCTGTATATAAATCCTTGATAGCTTTTTCGGCTTTTCCTAAACTACTAATCCATTTTACAAGTTTATCTCCATACAACGTTAAAAGAGTGATTCCCACAGTTAAAGCGGTCTGCCAACTAACTATGGAAGAAACAACCTGTTTCCAAACAGGTGTAGCAGCTTGCCCGCTCTTTTTCAAAGCTTCAAATTGAATCCTAGCCCTCTTTATTTCATCGGCAAGAATTGGCAAGTTATTAGAAATAGCCAAAAAGAAAGTGCTCCACCCAACAGCCAAAGAAGGAAGCTCGCGACCTATTTGTTGAATGGACATATTTAGTCCATTCCATCCACTTGCATAATTACCGACATTTCTTTGATGATTCCCAATCGTTGCATCTAGCTCTTTTATTTTTGCATCTGCTTGTTGAATAGAAACTAATAGTTCTTTCCCAAATGGAGATGTTCGCTCACTTTCTGTCAATGTTCTATAGGCAGCTCTCATCCTACCTAAAGATTGAGAAAGAGCATCCATAGAAGTAGCTGCAGCGTTGTCTAACTTAGCATTAGCACTCAAACTCTGTCTTACTTCAGCAAGTGCTGTTTTATGAGTAAGCAAAGAGTTATTTAATTGTTCCAGTCTCCTTTGTTGAGCAGATGAAAGGCTAGAAGATTCTCCCTGTGATTTAGTGATCTTTTTTATTTCTGCGTTAAGTAGCCGGATCGCATTTTGCTCTTCTATTAATCTTTTTATGTTTTGCCCTCTCGTACCGAGAACATCACCGATTTCAGCTTTAAGTTCTTCATACGCCTTAACCTGCGCCTGAATAGAAGTTGTTTCCGATGTATTAGTAGAAGAATTGGTACTAGAAGAAGAAGCATTAATCCCCTTTGCTGCCTGCGACATTTTGTCCTGTGCCTGAATAATCTTATTCGAAGCATCAATAATTTTATTTGCAGACGCTGTCATCTTAGCCTCCGTCTCTCCTACCTTAGCGGCTAAGACATCATATTGAGTTGTGAGGTTCTTTAATTGTGCCTCCAAACCTTGCGCTATATCAATATCGACTTTTACATTGATACTTTTCAATGACTTCTTTACATTCTCGATTTCTTGCTTCAATTTTTGAAGTTTCTGAATGTCACTGTCTACATTTACAAATATCCCTGCCATATTTATTTATATATTTTCTTTTGGACTTGCCTTATTGCGTATTTTCTTGCTGCCGTCAACACATCATATCCTTTTGATTCTACAAAAGAGGCATAAGGCATTCCGTCAGCTAAATATAATCCGTCTCGTGGCTTTTCCGAGTATATCAACATATTTTCCGTATTTCTCACAGCTTCGGGATGCCTCCCGTCATCTCCCACTTCAATAGCTACTATACGTCCATCTCTTACCACACAGAAACCAGGAGCATTACGTAAATTAAATGTATGATTTTGGTATTCTCCGTTTTTCTGGGCGTAACGTATGGCGTCTTTTCCTATTTCTACTAACTTAGAAAAGAAAGCGTCCTCTATTTGTTTTTGAAGTTCGCTCAACCCGCTATCATCCCCTATGAATTCCATACTTACTTATTTTGACGCCTTCGTGATGCCATATCTTTACCTTTCACTTTCTTTATTTTATCTCCAAATACTTGATGTATTTTATCACGTTGCATTAAAACCAGATTTCTATACGGTATTTCATACACAACTTCTTTATAAGACAAATGCAAATTTTCCATGAACGACGCAATTTGTCCTAATAGCGTTTCATTACCGGCTATTTCGGTGTCGCTGCCAGCATACTTACGTTCTTCGCTAAGCCGACAGCTTTCTGAAAAACCGATACATCAATCATTGAGATCGCTTCTTCCACGCCGTTTACACACTCTTCATAAGTACCTTTAGAAAGTTCTTCAAAAAGACTATCATCACCGTTAATAAACCATGAAAGAGCATGGGCGTAGTATTTTAAATCTGCTAGAGAAAGGAGGATTTCTCTTAATGTTTCTCCCTCTCGTACATCACATAAGTACGATATAGCATTTGACAAATTATGTATAGTTGGAGGATATATTGTATACCCTTTCTTATTTACAATAATCGTCCTAAAATCATTCCCAATAATTGATTGTGATATAACTTTTGCCCCTTTGTTCATAACTATTTTATTAAAAGGGGCGAGAAACACAAATCCTCACCCCTCACCACTTTATAATATAGATAATGTCTCCGACGATTGCGCTCCAACTTCTCCTGAAGAGCCATAGTTTGCATTAGTTTCAGCGTTCACCCGCCTTGATCTAGTTGAATAACTATTTAGGGAAAGCGATTCAGAAGAAGCAAGCGTTACATTTTCAGATCTTCATACCCCTTCTTTTACTTCACTCGCATCAAACCAATATTCTGGCATAACAGCCTCATTTAAAGGTTCTAACATTGTTGCTACGACTGCAATACCAACCGCTCCATCAGTGTTAGCTTCACGAGCTACTATATTTGCATAAGGAAGAACACAATACTGATCGTCTTGTGTTAGTGCAATCAAACATTTTTTCACTTCCACAATACCACGAGCACGCTTCCATCCTTTATCGGTATTAATAACTTCACCGCCCATCAACTCTTTTTTAGTCGCATAATCATAGCGTCCAATCGTGAAGTTAAAGGCCACATCTCCCATTGTTTTTCCTCCCATACGGTAAGTTGAACCTGTCAGCTGATTTTTGTAAGAATCTTGTGTAGGCTCTCCTTCTTCGATAGTCCACGTGTCTTGATGCACATTTTTTATTTCGGTAGCAGACCCGTTTGCTTTTACCAAAGCATATAACGCTGTACCCGTCAAATCCGCTGATACTGCATCTTCATCGGCATACCATAATCTTTTTATATCAACTGCTGATATTTGTATATTTTCTGCCATATCATTTACATTTTTACATTTAATACCTTAAACTTTAAAACCACATTTACGTAACTACATTCAAGCTTCGCATCTTCTTCTATTCCTATCCGGTCTATTTCCCAATGATATTGAGTACTATCAAACATCCCACTTTCTCCTATAAAAAACAGTTTTGCAGCTCTTTCCAACTCATTTAATCGTACCGTATTGGTCTTACCACTGGCCAAATATGGAACGCAGATGTTAACATGAGGATAACATACCTCCCAATAAGTTTCTGGCTCCAAAAGATCTCTTACAACAATCACTATTAATTCGTTTTTTACACTTTTTTTAATAGCATTCCAGCTGTCGTAAACGTCTTTTATTAAAAAGCCTTTTAACTTATCACACAGAATCTTGTATATGTCAGTCGTTACAATCATACCCAAATATCACATCTACCCTTAAATTCCTCCGAATAGCATTCGGCATTCTTCTTCACATCTCCCTCTCCTACAATATTCCCTTCGGTGTCCAGACATCTGATATGAGATCCTAAAATAATCTTTTTACCCTCATAAACCACATGGTAATTATATACCCAGCGTTCACCATTGACAGAAACTTCTTTCTGTTGGGAGTTGTCATGGCAGAAGCAATCTGTTACATCCTGCCAATACTCTCCACCGGTTTCCGGTATTGGTCGGTTATACTCGTCATTCTCTTCCGGAGTAATAACCTGTAATTGCAATTTATGCGGATGTTCTTCTAGCATATCACCAAAATGTTACTTTAGGTTTATCTGTATTCAGTTCATCTTTCAGTCCATACTTATTGCATAAAAAAGAATAGTATGACTTTATCCCGGAAATATCCCAAGAAAGAGACTTTGAATGACCGTTTTCTGATACCGATTTAGAAGTAGCTCTAAGCAATAAGGAGGGAATAAATCTTGCAATCGCAACAGAGATAGACTGTAAATTGTCTTCAGTCATTTCCCCGTCTGGATCAACCCCAGAAGAAAGATTCATCTCTACCAAGTCAGCCTCCGACAATGATATGCCGAATGACTGAAACTTTTGCTTTATGTAGTCACTAATTATCATACTTACGCATTCATCGTATCCAGGTCAAAAATTACAATCTTATTGGGAGATGTAAATTCCGGGATCCATTCGGCTCCATATTCCATGAACCTGCCTTCATCCGTACGTATGTTGGAAATATACATACCACCTTCTGAACGGGTGTAAGTCTTTCCCGGAACTGGATCGGTAATTTCATACGGAGTATGCCAGCGCATCTTTCCCTGTTTAGGAGTGGTAAACAAAGAAATACGGTTGTCTTTAAATACCTGTTTGAAAGTGCCGTCTGACAATTCTACCAAATCTTCGTTGATTACGATAGGCGGCAAGCCCAATCCTCTAAAGATAGTGGTCGCCATCTCACTAGACATAAGCCCGGCAGACAGTTGGACTTCTTTAGAATCAAAGCTTTGTTTGTAGAATTCTCCGAAGTCCTTTGATCCAATAATGCTTTTGATAAAAGTCTTTCGGGACATTTCCATAGAAACGAACATGCCGAAATTAGTACGTAATTCAACGGTTTTCTCCATAAGATAACGAACAAAATTCAGTTTGTCTGAAACTTGCGGAGTGATACGATGAACCGGAAGTTCCATTTCAAGCAATTCAATTCCTTGCGGATTATCGTCTACCTTTACCGATGCTTTACCATCAGAACGAAGATCACCGTCCACAATATCCATACGTTTGTGTGGAGCAAGCAATACCTGACGCATATCATCTACAATATAGTTGATAATATCGTCCAGTGCAGCCCGTTGATCTGGTGTCTTCGCCTGATTGAACTTATTGATTAGTTCTTGAAGCATATCGAGTCTATCGTTGTCCATCTGGTATCTATCCCCCATATAGGCAACTTCGCCATATCCAGAACCCAAAGATTTACGCTCTCTTAACGGCTTGTTAGAGTTACGGTCAATTACAGAACCGGCAACAACACCCGTTACTGTTCCCAAATATGTTTTGAACACACGGGATTTCGTTTCCTCAAAATCGAGGTGCTTTTTCCAAAAGATTTGATCCAGTCTTAGAGCCTGCACACGGTCGATAACCGCTTTCACCACTCCCGGATCATTCAGTAATGTTTGAATAGTCAAATACATAGTTCCTCCTTTCTTTAATAAGTGAACATGAATCTGTCACCCAAAGTCTCCTTATCCTTATCGGAGATAGGAACAATGAGTCTTGTCGGTCTGATCTCGTACGCTTGGCCTATAGCGGTAACAGTTGCACCCGCTTCTACTTTAGTCCATGCATAATTTAAAGCTGTTGCTGTTGCTTTTGCCGTTTTACCGGCTGCGGCAGTAGCTTCAAACAATACCGCATCCTTTTCTGCGGCAAGCGTTGGCGAAGCGGCCAGAGTAACGGTATCATATTCCGCATTACTTTTGTCGATAGCTTCAATTGTACCACCATTTGTACCATTACCAATATGCATACCGACGTACGCAAGAGAATTTTTCTTGATCTTCAACGAAGTAGAACCGGCAGTGATCTTCTCGGCTACTTCAACGTTCAAAACAGCTTTTGCCGTTCGTTTCACAAAATCAAGAACCAAAGGGGTAAGAGGCGGGATCTGCGCAACCCCTGTCAAATTCGAAATATCCAGATTGAAACCACCGGAATATCTATAAACCGTTTCAAAACGGCACATTTCCGGCATTTGTCTCTCAATCGGATTTAAATCATACTTAAAACCTGCTGGCATAATTAATCCTGTTTAGAGTTTTTAATTTCTTCAGTTCCCTTGTTTATCAGGGCGGCAATGTCATTTGAATTGTTTTGCTCATTGCTTCCCGATTCGGGAGTTCTCACATCTTGAAATCCTGCGTTGGCAAACGTCTGCTTTGCATCCTTGAAATAGTTATCCAAGTTTACATCTTCGGGAATATTCAACATAGGAACAAGGTTTTCGGGAATACCATACTCCTTCGCTTTACCTATGATTTGCTCTTGACGAGTGGCTTGTGTCTTCTCTGTTTCAAATTGAGTAAGCTTATCAGAAAGAGGTTTAACGGCTGCATTAACTGCGTTCGCAATGATGGTCGCTATATCATCTTTCTCTTCTTCCGGCTTCGGTTTTGGGTTAGTATTGGGATTCTCGATTTTATTTTTCAATTCGTCCAATTGTTTTTGTAGACCCGATTTTTCGTTTCTAACAGTATCAATGTCTCCTTGAAAAGCCTTCAGAAGTCCTTCGACCCCACTAATAGCAGTTTCTATTTGACTTTCTTCAGTTACGGTTTTAGACAAGTAGTCAGCCACCCCGTCAAACGCTTTATCACCAAACCCAAAGGTTTTATACTTCGTTTTTAGCGCTACTAAGATTTTTCCTTTCATACTGTATGAATTAGTTTTGATTTTCAACAGCATAAAGTTACACTCAAAGAAGAAAGCTATAAAATTATTATATGAGGGATAAACCACAATTGAGCAATTGTGGGAAATTAGTTGTTATAAGTTTATTTTTTAGAAGGGAAATGAGATAAAACGGCAAAAGAAAAGCGGAGGTTAGTCCGCTTTATCTTTATCAATTATTTTAGCAGCCAGCTCTCTACCAACATCTACTAGATTCAAGGTTGGGAGGACAACACTACCTGCTCCAGACAATGATGTAAGCATGCAAATGTAAGCCCTGATATAAGGGAATATTAATGCGGGGGCATTAATGGTGAAAAATGTACCCAATTTCGTTATATCCAAGTTTTCTTTAAAAGTAAAAAAACCTTCTGTTATTAAATCCACAGAAAAATCTCCATCCTTATCTTTTACAGAAACTTCAAGAGTTAACATGAATTTTTCCTTATGTTTCACTCCTCTAGGAATAATTGATATACCTAATTCGGTACCATCATTCACCTCTTTATTTATTTTAATAGATGATTCTCTTATTAAATATCCGTCAAAACGAAATTCTGATTTATTTATCTCTTCCATACTTATGCTGCTAATGCGTAATTTATTTCTTCTTCCTTTTGTTCTATAAGCCAAGAATCAAAATTAAAATCAAAGATAGTGTTATTTTTCTTATATTCTATAGGAGAATCATACCCTATCTCAAATAATATATCTTGGGCTTTACATACATCTTCTTCAGATACAAATATTATATCATAATCAGCATAATCAATATCAAATTGTGTAGCGAAACAAAGTTCTTCTCTCGCATAATCTTCGTTATTGTTAAACTCTGACAAGGGGGCTACTTCAATAATAAATGTATGGTTTGAAGAACCGTGTCCACATCTAAACTTTAAATTATTAAATTTAGAGTTCATTTCAATTAGAAATGCCTTAATTCTGTCTATTCTTTCATCCATATTATATTGAGTTTATTTTTTGTCTTATATCTTTAGCCAATTTAATGCATTTATCACTTTGATCGGGTGATATTCTTATTTCATGATAATCTGCATCTTCTCTTTTCTCCTTTAATTGTTTAACGCTATTGATGTAATTTTGTTTATCCCTACTCCCTTCAAATCTCAGAAATTTACATGTTTCATATATTAAACATTTGTGGGAATGACCATTATAATCAGCAGAAGCTTTTACCCCTTGTTCATATAGAGACATTCCCTTTCTTATTAATTTATGGCTCATTAATTGCAAACATGAGTAATATGAAGGATGACAAACTGCATCATACATTCCTGCCTCATGCAACTTAATAGCAGCTTCCAAGTTTATTTCAGATTTATCATATAGTTCATTCATACATGTCGCCAAATCCTATTAAATACATATAAGGTATCTCTCACTAGGATTATTGTTTTAGAATTTATTTATTGGGGAAAATAAAAAAATCTTCTCTTTCTAAATGGGATATCTTCTTATCCCTTAGCTGATTCGTAAGCATGAGAAGTGATTTAGAAGGATTTTCTATCATCAGTGTGTGTTGCGTGTACAATAATGGCTTCATGTTTATCTCCTTTCATAGAAATAATTAATTGTAAGACAATCTATATTTCTAGTAAGTGTTATTGCTATATAATTATGTGTTTCGTACATATCGACGTACAAATATACAACAACAACATCAAACAACAGTTTTATCAAGAGCATTACATAAATCTTTTAAGTAATATTTAGATTATTAACAGTTTCAGCACCAGCTTTTCTCTCACTAATAGCACTAACTTCTAGCTGGCTATCAGATAGAGGAAGAACACTAATAACAGTTATATTAGAAACAAAAAACCGCCCTTCGCAAGAGGGGCGGGAATGAGTTACAATGTTGACTCCGAGAAATCCAGTTCGTACACGATCATCTCATTATACACAAAGAAGTATCCTTCATAACATCCCCAAGTTCAGATAACGCAAATGATAAGGTTTTAAGTTCTTCTTGGGTAAAATCAGCAGGCTTGCCATTTATCAGATTCCCGTTTATCCGCTGATATAACCATTGGCGAGACTTACCAAAATAATGTTCTGCTATATAAGACATTGAAGCAAAATCCAAAACTTTATCTAGTTTTTCTTTTCTTTTTGCAATTTTAGCCAGTTTTTTTGCTTCATCTATAGCCTGTTCTGCACCTTTTTTAAACTCATTCAAGAACTCCTTTTTATCGGAAGGTGACAAAGAGTTTACATACGCATTAAAACGCTTCTTGTGCTCCAATTTTGCTTGTTCGGTCTTAGCCTTTGCAAAATCATCTTTCCACTTTTTAAGTTCTTCCTTTGCATTCATACGCATTATTTTTTATAAATTAAAGAGAAAATGGTAGCCCCTTATGGGGGACTACCTTTTTCTTTCAGCTTGTTTTTGGCATCAATCAAATCGTCTAGCGCATCATTGATTCCTTCTTCAAGCTCCTCCTCTGAAATCCAATCAGTTTCCCTTATTGCATTCCAATGGAGGGAAAAGAAGCTTAGGTCTTGCTCCGCAGCTTCAATCCGAGCCTTTAGCTCTTCTTCATCAGTCATATAAAGATCGCGATTCTTATGACACCACAAAGATAATAACCATTTGGTAATTAAACAAGCTTTTAGGAAGATATTTCAATGCAATATGAGATATTTAACTTTTGGAAAATAAAAAGCCCCGAACCTTAATTGGAACGGGGCTATGAGAATGTTATTTTTCTTTTTCCATATCAATATTATATATAACCGGATCGTATTTATTCATTTTCCCAGTTCCTAAATCAATTAGAAATCCCGGCCAAAAAAGAATATTCCATAAACTTTTAGCATTAAAATTAGATTCAATTACCAAAGGAGTATTAGCATACCCTTCTTTCTTAGCAATAACTGTTTTATCTGCCATTTTCTTTTTAACTTTTACAGTTACAGAATTTCCTTCTTTTATTTCCCCTAGTTTGACATTATTTGTACCATCATACAATTTAATACCGTTTTCTCCCGTGAAAGTAATGCCTTGATTAGACTTGGAGCAGATTGTCATACATGACGTAAATAGTACTGTACAACATAACAAAAACAAAATTTTCTTCATGATTGTGTGTATTTTAGTGTTTTACAATTATTTGGCAAATATATACTTAAAAAAGCAATATCAACAAATAAATATTACACAATTCTCTATTAAGGTCTATTTTTCTTTGGTTTGGGGTATTTTTCTAGTATCAAATAAAAACCCCGCCATTTAGCGAAGTAAATAACTATTTAAAGAAATCGTTAGCTTTGTCAAATGTATCAAACATGGTAAAGTCTATATATTCTTTAGAATTGCTAAACCTATTCTCGTATTCTAAGGACAGCTTTAGATAATCTTGATTATAAAATTTTATCTTATGTTGATCTTGGGCGTATTCATACGCTTCTTTGTATATTTTATACACATCTGAAATGAACTCCCTTTTTACCATTTCTTTTGCCTTCTCTTTATTCCCTATGGCAAATTCGATTTTCGCTGGAGATACCCCAGCTATTGACATAGGAAAAGATGATTTTATCTTCTTCACATCATTAGTCATTCCCCATAACTTGAAAAATAGAATAATTTGCAATACACCGAACACGATGATTACAATAGATACAAATAGTGTGATACCTTCCATGACTGTGTGTTTTATGTTATACAATGCAACAAATTAACACAGAAACACACAAATAAGCAAATTTTACTCGATTAATTTGAATTTAGAACCACATTTGGGGCAGATTATAGCGTTTTCTTCCTCTTTTTGATCACCTACTAACTCTGAAATAGTAACTTCAAGTGCATTCGCTATATCCTTTAATTTGTCTAAACTAGGATTACCAACTATGCTCTGATTTAAAGCAGATGCAGAAACGCCCATTTTCTTCGCAAGTTCCGCTTGGCTAATGCCCTTTTGCTTGCATATTTCTTTAACTCTTAACATATACCTAAATTTTATTATTTGAGTGCAAAAATACAATTATTTAGTTATTTCTAATATAAACACCATACAAAATTTAGACAAAGATTAACTATTAACATATTTTACACATAAAATCAATGCTGTATTATTTAGATATAGCTATATTTGCATCACAATAATTTAGATATAGCTAAAGATATATGAAACGCTACAACTTATCCCAAATAATGAAATCCGCTTGGCGCTCTTACAAACGTGCCGGCAACGAAAGAACATTCTCCGAATGTCTGAAATCAGCTTGGAATCTTGCGAAATTGCAAGAATACTGCTCACCGGAAGCGGTGAAGGCTAGAACGGATCAGTTCTTGGCGGAAAGACATGAAGCCATGAGCAACGCTGCTAAGGCTACAATGGATAAGGGGTACAATAATAAGAGCATACCGACATCGGCTTACTATACGGCTAGTACTGGAAGATACGGTGCTCATTACGTAGGAGATTAACCATTAAAATATACGAATATGTCAGAAATTAAAATCATTGTATTATGCCTGCTTGTCGGATATAAGATGTTTGGCAATGATAACGACAGGTTTTTCATGTGCTAAGCAAGAGCGACACGATAGTATCAACACATTAAATAATAAATAAAATCATTATGGAAACAAGAAGTTTGGAATTATGGTCTACCGATAGGATTGATTTGGTAGAAGCGAAAAACGGTCAAGCCGTGACCTCTTCTTTGGTGGTTGCGGACTACTTCCACAAAGAACATGGTAAAGTCTTAAGGGCTATAAATCAGTTAGAATGTAGCATGAATTTCAGACAAGCCAATTTTGGCTTATCTGACTACACAAAGAAAAATGGAAATGTTAGCAAGGTCTACCCCATGTACTACATGACCCGTGACGGCTTCACCTTCCTCGCCATGGGTTTCACCGGAAAGGTAGCCGCCCAGTTCAAGGAAGCCTACATCAACGCATTCAACGAAATGGAAGAGAAGCTCCGATCCGAGCGTTGCACCAAGTACGCAGAACGCATCGTCAAAAAGCAAATCAAGGAGTTCAACCGGTCACTACAGGAAAACTTAACGAACGGGAGGAAGAAGCACGGAAGCACATACGGAGGGTTAATACCTTACGGAAAGGAAGAAGTGATATACAACCCCAAAGAAAGTATGGAAGCCAATTTAAAGCGGATATTCGGGCAAGTACGTGAGATGTGCAAAGACGGCTTTCTAATGTCCGCACTCGCAGTCGAGACAAACAGGGTGTTACAAGAGTTTATAAATAAAGGGTAAGTCAGGGGCTTCGGTTCCGGCACATTAGTTGACGCCAATCAGCGGGAAAGGGTAGCTTAGGGCTGCCCTTTCTTTATTTCCGGACAAATCAAATAATATACTTTTTGTGTTCAATCAGTGCATTTGCGACAGTACGTGAAGATCTTCTGCTAGTTATCTCACAATCCGCATTTCCCTGAATATCTTTTCTTTCTATTTCGTCAGAAGCGAGAGCTTCAATTAGACCGACTGCTGCAAGCTCAACCTTACTCATGTTATCACGTATGCTTTGATTTTTAGAAAGCCCTTTCTTTGCCCGGATCACATTAGTAGTTCCTCCATAAAGAGGTTCATATATGGCATTGGTACAATTACGAAATCCATCCCCGGATACGCCATGAGCCGCCAATGTTCTTGTGAACATATTCCTGGTTCCGATAGATTTTAGGCGTTCAGCAGTCCAATCAGCAGACTTTCCTCTCTTTTCATACGCTTTTATGTATCGTTGGCCTATTAGGTCTGGATTCTTTTCTTCTTCGATATGCTGAAAGAAAACTTCATTGACCAATACGTGGAGTGCAGGGTCTAAATACTTAGCATAAGCAAGTGATATTTGTCTGTGCGCATACGAACCTCCTGATTTCCCGCGCTTTGACTTTATAATATGGTTCTGACACACATTTAAAATACCGCTTACAGTTTCAATCAACTGTTGAGTTACTTCTTGTCTTAACCATTGAGCAGGTTCTTTACCTTGTGGACTACCTGCAATTTTCCAAAGATCAGTTAAAGATAATAAATCTCCATCTCTACCAATATTTTCTAAAATATTAGCATCATACTTTTTAATTTCTGCTTTCTTTTTCATAGATTTGCATTATTAAATAGTTAATACTATCCCCATTAGCGGCTCAGACACTTCCGCTTTTGGGGATTTTAATTTGTCCGACTTTGTAGCAAGCGAGGATTCGAACCTCTTCACGCCTTACCGACCTGCTGAACCTGCCACGCCTGGCATATAAAAAAGCGCCAAAGGCAAGTTCCTCACTTCTCACCGATGGCGTTATATCTTTCAGCCGTGAGGATAGCCGTATTATTTTCTATGCACAAATTTATTTCATATCCAATTATAAGCCTAAAATTTTCACTTCTGGAAAACCACAATAAGCGAATTGTGGTTTATTTGTCTTTTGGGACTAAAACCGACTTATGCACTAGTAAACTTATAGCAACTCACTATTTTATTCTATATTTCCTACACTTTTTGTATAACCCCCGTATTTTTTCTGACTACACACTCTCATTTCTGTTCTTTTTGACTGATTCAGAAGATATAGAAACCTCACTCTTTTCTTCCTCCTCAATCTCTTTCAGGACTTCATCCACCCTTTCGGCATTACCGGCAAACAAAATTCCCTCTCTCCGGGACCATACTTTACCTTCTATTGCACTAACTGCCGTTGCTACTCGTTCATCAATATCATCAATCATATACGGAGCCAAATCCACGTCAATATCAATAGTCTGGGACGCCTTGTCAAATTCGGATGGGTTAATATCCGCCAAAGCTGATACCAAAAAGTTTACCCTCCGTTGAAAGAACTCTCCAATTACTTCCGCATGATTAGATACCGCCATGTGCGCACCCATAAAAATATACCTGAACGCTTTCCCTGAAATGGCATTTCCAAGACCTTTCAACTCTTGCGGTGATATACGTGGAGTATTCGTCAGATCGTACGCCCTGTTAGTAAGCCCTTCAAGTTCCAATTTAACCGTATCAGGAACCTGATTCCAGGTCAGATATTGAGCGTTCGCCTTATCTCCGGTCAATTGTATGATCCTGTTTCGTTTCTTTCCTGTAAAGCCTGACACATCCCCAAAGAGCATTAAATACGGGAAGAAGTGATAGTCTATACAATCGGCATAACTTGATAATATCTTCTCAATGCGTACCCGTATGGTCTTTATCTTATGGCAATAAGTCTCCGGACGATAACCATATAAAACAGGTAGCTTTTTGAACCCGTGCCTGAAAGACTTCTCTTCTACCGCTTCCCACCCATTCGTATTTTCCCACTGGTAAACATGGGTAGCAGTAACAGTTTGAAAGCATACTATTTCTACATCGTCCAGATCTTTCTTTTTATATTCACGTGAGAAAGCAACCAAATCTCCGGCATCATCAAAGAAAGGGTAAAGTTTATCTCCCCTGAACGGAGACCATATTACGCTGCGGAGCTTATTTTGCGGTCTTACACTTCCTCCGAAAGCCCTCTGTATTTTATTCCAGAATTTAGTCCAGAACGAATCATCTTTGACTGCATACCAGTATTCGGCACATTCCTGTTCAGAAAGCCAAGAACGAACGATACGTTTATTCTGGTATTTTATTTTATTCTTCTTCAATACTTGTTGAATAGCATAAAATAACCCATTTTCATCCTCATTTGACGGAACGCAATCCATCTTAGGCTCAACCCCTACTGTAAACGCTGTTTGAATATTGGTTATATCTTGCTCCAACGGAATAGATATACGGTTACACGGTTCTGTACGTTTTTTAGCTGGGATAGTAGTGCTTTTACCGGTACTATCATTCCATTCTTCCCTTTCCTTCTCTTCAACAACTTCGATGTCCGGGTATTTTTCTTTATCCACAATGATTTCATGCAAATCAGCGTTCCAATCCTTCCAGTTTTCACCGGTATTGGGTTCCTCCGTTTTACGTCCTTTCTTCAAATATTCGATCTTCTGATCTACATCTTCTAATGATAAAATCTCTTCTAATGTCATATTGATATATTTTTAACGTCCAAAAATCCCCGAATAATCCTTGGGTTTCTGAATTTTACCAAGAAGCTCACCCAATACATAATAACGAGCTGCATCGATGGCATGGTTATCATGATCTTCCGGTTCATTTATATAGTTCCCATCCTTATCTTTAGCCCACACATATTTCCGTAGTTCTTTTTGAAGATTGTATGAACGTTTAGTTACAAAAATCTCCATGGTCTTCATTTTGTCTATACCTGCGTTAATAGAACCCGAACCCTTTTCGACAGGATATATTTTTATCCCTCCATTGTGTATCTCTTGAATCAACCGTGGATCAGCACTATCGGCTATAACCTTCAATCCCCATGGACGAAGCGTTTTAATGATATCAGAGGAAAGAAGCCCGGTACGGTAATCTATTTCATCCAAGTACAAAGCATTATCAATAATTCCGCAGCGAATAGAGGCGGACGGGTCATGAGTATACCCGAAATCTTGCCCAAAAGCAACCTTTTTGCACCAAATCGGAAACTCATCAACAATGCCCCACTTCTTGAACACAGCACCTTCCGCCACGTCAGCCCACCGGCCGATAACCACGTGAGCATATTTATCTGGATCATTTACTTTCATATCCTCAACCTCTTTCAGAAACTCCGGTGAAAGATTTTCCAAATTATCAAAATAGGTAGTGTGAATATGAAGTACATTCGGGTGAGTGGAGATTTGAACCTGTACACCGTCAATCTCTACCAGCTTATGAGTTTTCTCGATAAACCGCTTATAAACCCAGTGATTGTTATCCGTAGGGTTCATCACTATAATGATACGGTTCTGTATTCCTAATTGACGGATTGAAAGCATGATTGTTTCAAACTCTTTTTCTGAAACCCACTCCTCTGCTTCATCAACCACAAATGTAGTAATACCGTGTATGGATTTTAATTTGGCTGTTTGTATTCCCGAAGAAGTCTTGATTCCACGGAACATTACGCATCCACCGCTTCGCAAGTTCTTTACATCAGTTTTTGTACTCTTGAAAAACTTGGAATGTCCGTCCAATTCCACCTTTTCCATAAATTCGGGAATAACGGATATATGAGCGGAAACCATCGTATAGCGTGTATATAGGATTTGGTGTACAATCCTTTTTGCAGGTGAAGGATGGCGAACCTCAAAAAGAAGTCTTTCAATGAAGGTGGAAACATTGAAGCTCTTTCCACTGCCACGCCCTCCGGTCACAAGGATAATAAATTTGTCCTTGTTGCGGTACAAAGGTGCATATATCTTTTGCGGTTCAATCTTCACTTTCGTTTTCCTCCATCCATTTATCTATGTCGATACCGTTTTCGGAATACAAGGTGCTGTCTTCATCCTGTGCAATAGGCGCACGTCCAAACAGCCTATCTTCCATGCCATCCAATACGTCAGTTATGCCCTTTGCCGCGTTCCGTTTCAACCCTCTTGCAAGGATAAGCACCCACATAGGAGTGTCTTTCTTGTCTATGATTTTATCTATTTCCGACGGCGTGCACTGAAGAAGGTACAACTTGACCTCGTTCCATTCCTCACGCGACACGTTGTAGGCTTTCTTGGCAATGGTGTATAGTTTGGGCTTCCTGCCACGGTTTGCGGGCTGGTTGGTACTCGAAAAGCGGTTGCCTTTGCCTTTAATATGTTCGTATTCTCCTGCCAAAACGCTTGTTTAACGGTTGATTTTAATTATTCAAATACTTATTATTGCTTTTGCAATTTCACTATTGGTAAATCTAACAGAACGGGAACCACCTTTTTTGTTCAGCAATAAATTTCCTTTACTATCGTATGCAACAGCCGTTTCATATTTATTTCGCCTTATAGTTTCTTCTGCTATGGCAATCGCTCTTTCTTGTTTACTTCTGTTTTTACCACCACCGCCCCTTATTTCTCCCGAAGTCTTAGCCATTATCGTTTTCTCCTCTTTTTTTGCGGAGTCACCCCCACATATCCACCACGTCCAGCTCTAAACTCCCGTGCGTCTTTCCTTTCAAATTCACGAGTCAAATCACGGTTATAGATATCATATTGAGTGCCGCGTTTTGTGTCCTTGTCAATGGCTGCCGTTGTCGCAAAGCCCGATTTTGCCGGACTGTCAAAACGAGAAGCCACCTTATCAATCCATTTTTCCGCTTGCGATTGTGTACGGAAGCTCTTTTGCAACCACCTTGTATCCCCTTGTCGGTTTTGTACTGCCACAGACGCTTGATAATTTCCTCCACTACTTCGTGAGGAACTGCCACTTCTTACTCCTCCACTTGTTTTAGCCATTCTTACCTCCTTTCTTGATTTTCTTCACTCTGTTAGCCATGAACTGCTCCACATAAAGCACATTGTTCTGTGTACACAGTTCTTTTATTTGCTCACCACCGCCGTAAACAATCATGTTGGGGTTATCCTTTCCTGATATTTCACGGGCGATTTGTATTTCCATCTTCAAATATTCCTGCCTATCAGCATAGCCACGTGTGGCAAAAGCGTTGTAACCGTCAGGAATGCCAAAACGGTTGTACTTATAGAACTTTTGCGCCACATTGAGATCAGCATACACCTTTGCACCACACTCTTGCCAAAAGCGAGCTATCCAACGCTTCATGTAGATAAGCTGCAAACCATAGGCGATAGGGGTAGTATCGAACAAAGAAAGGTTAGGCTCTACCAATTCGGTACAACCACTATCCAATACCGAAACGGGATTATTCCAAATGTTGGTGAAACGGTAATCTTCCACGTAGAAATGATAGGTCGATATGCCTTTCTTCGCTCTTGTGTCCGCTCCCCACCCGGCAAACGGAAGAAGCAATCCGCTTGTTGGCTGATGGTCGATGAGCAGGTTCGGTATGTCAAACTCATTGTTGCTGTCATATATGCGGTCGCCAAGCATCATATCGTAAAAATCAACCTTCTCTATATCCTCTTCACTTTCTTCTTCTGACTGAGCCTCCGATTTGCTACTCTTTGGCTTCTGTTCTGCTTCCTTCCAGACCTCAAAACCCCAATCATTGAGCTCCTTGCTATCCCAGTCATTGGCAATCATATCCCAGTCAGTCTCTCCGAATGGATTATTATCTTGAATAAGCATCTGACGAAGCTTCTCTATCGGCATATTTTCCGGTAAAATACAGCATGGCACCTCTTTCCATCCTAAATGCCTATAAGCGTGTAAACGCATATTGCCGCCAATTACAATATATCCATTATTATGCGGGTAAACAAGAATATCCCTTGCCTCTGTCATTTCGGGAAGCTCTTTTATTGATTTACAAAGCTTACGAAATCTTTCTCCTTTGATAAGCCTGGGGTTCTTTGGCAATCTCTCTATTTGACCATCATTGGGATACACTTTAGATATTGCTATATTTTCTCTTTTTATCATACCTTGTTTATTATACCATTGTCTTTCAACCGAGAAATAATTCCAGTGTAAATATACTCTATATCCTTCCGAAAGTCCTTATAATTATTGTAGAGAACAACCACAGTTTCGATATTGTGGGAAATAAATGTTTTATCGCTGATATTTACCGACTCGGCAATCTTATCCCGAAGTCCTTTGGGCATTCTCCCACCGGCCAAGACACTGGGAGCATAAAGGAAAAGAATAATAAATATAAACTTCTTTCTGATATGAACGCTATCCTTATTTCCCGGACAATCCCTAAAGTCCTGTATTTCACAAAACCATTTATATATGGATGGAATATAATCCAGATCTGACATAATAGGAGCAGATAATTCAGACTCTCTTTCTGACAATATGGATTTTTGCTTTCTAATAGATTTTAACTCTGATATTTCTGAAAACATAGTACGATTATTTAGAAGTAAATAGTATATTTGTACTATGAATTATGGAAGGGCGTCTATCTGGTGGTTCGGGTGACGCTCTTTTACTTTACACTCTTCCCCCACATTTCCGCATTATACAGGGCATAAGCATATAGCTTTATCTCTTCGCTGGTGTCCAGGAATTCCACTTTCATGGCTTCCTTCATACATTCCGCCAGTAGGTTGCTGTTTATTTCTTGCTTCATAACTGATTAGTTTTAACATATCCATTTTCAATGCACCAACACAACATCTCGTAGGCTGCGTCAATTAATAAATCTGATTTAAACTCTTTATAGTAATCAAATTCATCAGACATTGAATAGTATATAGACCATACATCACAATCATAAGTGGATATTGTAAGATAATAAGTATCTGTAACTATATTAATTTCTTTCGGCAGTAATTCTATTATGTCCTGAAAGGTGTAGGTAGGAATTGATTCATACGACATAAACCCACAAGTTTGAAATGCCTTATGCAAGCTCAAAAACCATTTACCTTTTGATTTGTCATCAATACGGATTCCATGCGACACTCTCGCCCAATACATACTTGCATCACTTGTGTCCAATCTAAGTTCCTGCAAGTGCTTCATTTGCAAAATTGATAATACCCGTTTCATTTCTTTTCCTCCTTTCCTTTAAAATATTCTATTAGCTCTTTCACTGTGGCCTTATGATAATTTACCATGTTAGTATCTTTAGGTATATAATCAAAAGCTAATGTTCTATATACAGTATTACATGGTGAACAACATTCTGTTTTTGGATGATATGCCCATTCTTCTCCATTGGTAAACCATTGATTTTCATTTGTATCATCCCTCAATGCGGCAATAGCCAAGAAAAGCTCTTCGTTGGTTCCGCAATCAATACGGCCTGCACAATTATACGTTGTATGAGGATTATCATCATCAAACCATTCAGGGGGAATAGAATGATAGGCATTTAAATATGATGCTGTAAATAAACAAGGTCTATCTTCAATCAACGAAGAGCATTTATATCCCAACTCCTCCAATTTCTTCCGGAGTTCCGGTGTATTTTTGCGTATAAACGCTGCTGTTGTAAATCCCATAGTTATCCTTCCTTTCTATATCTTTTTATGATAGTAGTTTTGTTGAAAATCAATAATTTTATCAAAGCCATAATTAGCTTTAATAGCTCTAATTTGCCGACAATGATAACGTTAACATCATAGAAACCGTCATTGCTCATGATATTATACCAATTCCGATATGGGTTTAAACACCGAAACACAGTAGTGATATTGGTTACTTTATTCATTTATTTTCTCCTTTCTTTACTAATTCAACTTCTGTCGGCTCTTCATCTTCCCAGCTTACTTCGGGAAATAAAGAAGAATCTAGCTTAATCATAGTATTGATACACTCCTCTAGCCAAATATTTCGTTTATCACGCTTTGTTGGGCGTGTTTGAAAAAGATACAAATCACCGTTTTTGTCTCTTGCTATATACATATTAGTCTCTTTTCTCTTTAATCATTATTTCAATCCTGCCAGCTAATTCATCTTTTATAACCTCCTTGCACAATAGCTTGACTATATTAAAATCTCTTTGTTTTATTTCATCGTTTACCATATTACGAATCCAATTTTCTAAACTTACATCATCCCCGTAAGTGTTTCGGAAAACACGGTTAACCTCTTCTTTAATTAATGGAATCATAATTTCCCTTATATAATCCCTAGATAAACCGAGTTCGTTATGAATGTAATTTTTAACGGCCTTATATTCTTTACTTCTACTCATTTTAATCTCCTTTCTCTTTAATCCGTTCTAGTACATCTCTGTTGGCTTCAAGTATTTCATCGAAAGAAGGGATAGGCATCCATCCGACAACATCATATACATATCCAAATCCATATATAAGCCAGCTCTTGTTTCTTAAATTGCAACAAGATTCACAGATTGACCCATTATTACGGACAACTAAAACACGTTGTTTTTCTTCCGGCAATCGTTCTTTCACGCTTATCCACGGGGATTGCTTTGCGTGCCATTCTGCACCACATTGAAAATCTTCCATACAATCAGATTTCCGACTAACATAGTTATCTGGATCAACCTCCTTTAAAACCTCTTTTCTAAACTTTGTTTTATTAGTAGCATAGTCGTATGCTGCTTCTTCTAATGTCTGTTTCATATTACTCTGTTTTACGGTTTTCTCTTAATTTTTCTTCACTGACGGTAGTATTAGAAATTGTATTTGTATTATTGGGTTTGCAATACAAACACATTTGGGTAAAAGGTGAATATCCCCTGCCACACTTCGGACAAATCCAACCTTGCTTCCCGAACACTCCGTTATACGGATTGATTGCGCTTGATTCTTGTTTCATTTTATGGTTTATTAGATTAGTATTTCTTCCCGTGCATTTTTTCACGGAGTTCGTTATACTTCATTTTCTGATTGCAACATGAGTCATTCCACCAGTTAATTCATGCCCTGTTATTGCCGTTAGATGCCCTAAATGCGGATTAATTTCGCTTTTTGACGCTAACTTCCTTGACATTTAACCATTGTAGTACTCGCAATGGTTGCAATCTTTTGGACTGCCGTACTTGTTTTAAACTTGTACGGCTTTTTTCTATATTCTTCATTTCTATTTTTATTTAAATTAAACAAATAGCGATTGTTGGATACGTGACAACACAAATTTATTCGCATCAGCAAAAAACTTTTTTTTAATCTCAAATCCGTATGCCCTGCGTCCCAACTGGGCAGCAGCTAATAAGGTAGAACCGCTTCCGGCA